ATTGAGGATGTGAAGATATATTATCCAGAGGGGCTTAATCCAACACGTAAAAATGTATTGGATAATGATCATGTGGAAATTATTTCAGGAGGAACAAATTACTATCCGTTTAATCCGGATAATGATTCTATTGAAGATATATCAAAACTTCTGGAGGCATTTTCTGAAACAGAGCCGTATTATCAGGTGAGTCTTCGTCTGGTGAAAGAAATACTGGCACATATTATTCCGAGTTCTGATTTTAAACTCCAGGCATTCTGCTCTGTTATTGATACTATTTTGTCAGAGCATCCGACCGGACAAGGAATTTTGATTGTACGCAGGGAAAGAAATGTTGCACAGGGCACAGGTGCATTGCTGTCACCTAACGACTGGCAGCTTGGTGGAACTTTTACAGATAAAGTGGTTCTGACGATGTATCAGGTAACTGGAACAAAAGGATGGGGTGGAAAGAAACTCTGGGTTCCGAATATAAAATTGCCGAGTAATACAATGTATTATGATGTCATTGAGGAGGATGCTTGATGAGTGGTGATTTAAAATATCCGGATGGAATTGTAGGAAAACTTCTGTTTGATCCAATAAAAGAAGGTGCAGACAAGTTGTGTATTTTAACAGCAGAAGCTACGCCGAGTATGGCTTCATGGTTGCTTAAAAGCTATGAGGAACTTGGAATTTCCGATGTGACAGTTAAATTGATTATCGGTGATACTTTGAATAAGGGAATGGATAAAGGAGCTCATGAAAGTTTTAAGGAACTGCATGGAACCCGATATTCGGATAAATGGGGAAATTTTTCATGTAGTTATTTGACACATCCGCCAGCATTGGAAAACAACAACTATTATATTTGGCTGAGTGGAGATACACCAGTAAAAGCTTATAAGCTTTCAGGTCCTTTTACACAGCAGTATTTTTTACATGATAATGAAGAAAATGCAAATGAGACAGATGCAGTTTTGGCGTATGGAATATATACAGATGCAGAGAAAAGAACGATGTATTGCACACATGCAGAAGTAGATGAGTATGTTGTTTTTCGGTCTGCGAAAGATGATACAAGGGAACAAATGGGAGCAGATACGGAGAATTGTGTGTATTTATCACTTCTGGCACGAGGTGGAGATACTGGAACCAGATCTGGATTAAACTGGGGGCAACGGAATAAAAGAAACAGGAATGAGGCTTATATTCCGTTGCCATCGCATATTGCAAAGTCTGGATTTTTTCCTTTAGATAAACAGCACTTTTTAGTGGTTACAGATGACCATCACACATTGCAGCTGAGAGTAGAACAGCAGAATGATAAAGCAATTACTACGCCTGCCAGTAATGCATTGCTGGGAGAATATTTTAGAAATCGCCTGGGATTGTCAAATGGTGCATATGTCAGAAAAGATGATCTTCTTGCATATGGAAGAACAGATGTGACTTTTTACAAGATAGATGAAGAACAGTATTATATGGACTTTTCTGTTGAAGAAAAGTGAATAATAAAAAGCCGGAAGCTACCAAACTTCCGACTTTTTGTTATTCATTGATATTAGCTTCAACAGATGGATAATCAATGCCCGCGAAACTTTTAAGAATCGCTTCAAAGATTATCTGAGCTCCACGACAAGGAACTGCCATTCCGATCTGTTTACGTACACTTTCTTTGGTTCCCTGAAACTCATAAGTATCTGGGAATGTCTGGAGTCTTGCACGCTCGCGGTTGGTTAATGCTCTTGGTTCTTCCCAGTGGTAAATATGGGTTCCGCCGCCGCCGCTTCCGGTTACTGTATAAGATGGCTTTTCCGGATCTAGTCTTTTGTAAATCTGGCTGATCCGGGCACCTTTGATGTGAAGCTGTAATTCTGGTGGAAGATCTGCTGTAAATGCGTTCTCACCAGGACGAATATGTCTGAGACGTTCAACTACGGTAGCAGACTGTCGTGTAGCTTCATTGTTTGGTGCATCTGCTGGGATTGGCGGGTTTTCAATAGCATTTCGGCAGGTATTATTTATTTCACTGTATGGTTCAGGAGAAGGAACGTGATAGGTTACATTAATGTCATTGCGGATGCCGACAATAATGATTCTATGGCGCGCCTGAGGAATACCATATTCTTCAAATTTATAAAGATGCGGGGTAATTGTGTATCCGGCATCACGGAGTTCTGTTAAGATTTTGGTGAAAGCCGTGCCGTCGTTAGCATTACGCAGACCGCCGACGTTTTCCGCAAGAAACCATTGTGGTTTAAATCTTTTCAGAGCTTTTACTCCATAAGAGTATAATGGACCATATACGCCATCCATGCCTTTTTGTTCGCCGACAACGCTATAATCATTGCAGGGAAAGCCGAAAGCAAGAGCGTCGATGGGAGCCAGCCTGCTCATATCGAATTTACGGATATCTTCATGATAAACTGTTTGTGGTGCATCAGGGCAGATATTGTGCCGGTATGTTTCGCAAGTGTTTGCATCATAATCATTGGCCCATTGATGTACAATCGAATAATCGGAATTGCCTATATCAGCGTGGGTAGCTCCCCATGCAATTCCGCCTGGACCACAAAATAATTCTCCTAATCTGTATTGCATAAGTAGCCTCCTTAATCGTTCAGACAGGTTTTTTTCTGTGCTTTGATAAAGTCAACGAATAATTGAACTGTATTGAGCTGTTGCTCATTCAGATCTTCCAGTCCGCTGATTAGTAATGGTGGATGAATATCTTTTTCAGATATATATCCAGCATTAAGCAAAACCTCAAAGGGGTGAAAATTTAATGCCTTTGCAATTTTACAAAGATGTTCCCAACCAGGTTTTTTTCGAGTTCCATTTTCTATTTTTAGTAATTCAGAGTCACTTATTCCGGTTACGGAACTAAGTCTTTTTAGGGATAAACCAGAGGATTCCCTTTTTTCTTTTAAAAATTGTCCTAATTCGGGCATAGTCTCACCTCTCTTAAAAGAGTATAGCATTGACGCTGCCTATTGTCAATGAAAAACCGTACAAAAAGCAGCAAAATACGAACATATTTTTGGCAATATTGAAAAGATGATAGATGGATAGATAGAGTAAAGAAAATGTGTTATATTGAGTGTAGTGATTTATTGAGGTGATAAGGATGGACAATTTGACACCGGACCAGAGAAAGAAAAATATGCAGCATATCCATTCAGATAATACAAAGATAGAAACAATACTGCGGAAAGCACTGTGGAATAAAGGGTACAGATATAGAAAGAATTATAGAGATCTCCCTGGAAAACCGGATATTGTTCTGACAAAGTATAAAATTGCTATTTTTTGTGATGGGGAATTTTTTCATGGGAAAGACTGGGAGATTTTAAAACCGAGACTTGAAAAAGGAAATAACAGTGAATATTGGTTAGCTAAAATTTCCAGAAATCGTGAGCGGGATGATGAAATTAATAAGAAATTGTTGTTTATGGGATGGACTGTGATCAGATTTTGGGGAAAGGATATAAAGAATAACACAGATGAATGTGTACGAGTTATTGAAGAAACTATTTTTGAATTAAAAATGCAAAGTCAAGAATTTGAATAATGTATCTGATGCACATCCACCGTAGACAAATAATTTGGTGGATGTGCATTGTTGCGTTTAAATATAATCTACGGTCTGCATATATTCTTTGAAAATTGGTCGGAGAGTCTGAATCCAACCGTAAAGGGTACGCTGAGGTCTGTCCAGAATTGCAGATGCTTCTTTTAATGTAAATTCGTTCCCTAAAAGATTGATTAATTCGACATATCTGTTATACTGAGGGTAGTTCTTTTGAATGTAACTGATCCATCCGGTGAGTAGTTCCTGGTAGTGGTCGGTATAATTGATGTCACGGGTGGACACTGGCTCATAGGAATTAGTATTTCCGTCTTTGTCTGTGACAGATAATGTTGAAAAGCAGGTTTTTCCTTTCAGAAGATTGAACTTGTTGTTGTACGGACAGGAAGTGCAGCTGTTGGATAAGGTTTTTGGCTGTCCATTGTCCGGAGTGTATAAAGGGTTAGGGATTCTGACGGGGCAGAATCTTGCTTTTCCGTTTTGACCGCTGATGATGCAGCGGTTTTCTATTCTGTAATGATGCTCCTGCATCCATTGTTCTCGTTTGAAAATATCATAGGCGTTTTTATTGACTTCCAGTTTGAGGGCGGGAACCATTTTGCCTTCTATGCACATCTTAGAGAGCATAGCGCCGGATCTGTTCTGATCAGAACAGGACTGAAATTGGCGGATGCCTTCTTCATCTGTTTCAAAGAGTACAAAATATTTCTTTTCGTCTGTTGTTTCCGGGACTTTTTTTGTCATGGGGACTCCTTTCGTGACGATTGCCGAAAGGGGGATGCACATGGCAGTGCCGGATCTCGGATAGCAGAGGCGAAAAAAGCGCACAAAGAAAGAGGTCAGGCACAGGGATTTCTGATGGGTCTGCAAGGACAGATCAGAAAATATGTGCATCCTCCTGCTTTTGCGCGCTTGGATCAAAGCAATCAGATTTATTTGTTGTAGAGAGTATTGAGTTTATTTAGTTGCAGTTCAATGTTTACGGCAGTTTATTTAGTTATGCCGTGTTAATTCTTACGTGAGAGAAGGTATTTGGATGGGGAATGAAGTTGCATTTCATCTTTCAGGCGGGGTATTTTTTAACCTGATGCTGGCGGCGAGAAAGAAGCCAGTGGCAAATCAGAATCAGTGCCTGAAAGAATTGCTGTACATTTATGACAGGTCTGCAAAAGAGATGGCTGGAAATAGTCTGGTGACGATTGCGTCAAGGTTCCGGAACTGTGATCCGGATCTGCATAGTGATTACATAAGATTTGGAGATCCGGTGGTTGTTGAGGAGTTCAATGGAAGAATGCAGGATGATTATGCTTCTGTTGTGGATGAAGTGAAAAATTATGCGGATCATTATCTGGATTTGGAAGTAAATGGAAAATGGTTGGTTCGGGCGTTGATGGAGTTGGTTGAGAAAGACAGTCTGATTCAGGATAATGCAAAATTTATGGCAATTCCGGGAGGACTGCCAGCTTATAAGCAGGAGTTTCCGGAAATGCAGACAGTTTATATTTATAATATGCTTCTGGGTGTGTGGCATTTTATTTGCTGTAGGCAGGATGATGGAGAGAATGGACAGGAGACATATTTCAAATTGTCCGATTATGCAGGGGAGAGCAGACCTCGAAAATTGAATCGTGGCAGGATTGGATTTAAAGACCATGAAAATATGCAGGTTTCCTATGATATAGAAATAGAAGAAAAACCTGTTAGGATTGAACGCCCCGATTTAAAAGATATTTATAAAAGAAGCCTCAGGGGAGAAGTGGTAGAGACACCTTTACAGTCAGAAATTTATGAGCCAATAGAACAGACAGAAGCTGAAGCGAGGGAATTAGTTGCATTATTAGAAAAACAGGCGCAAAGACCGGGATGGAAGAAATCTCTGAGCAAATACTGGGTGTATTTGAGTAGGGCTTATGAAAAGCATAGCAAGAAAAAAACGTTTCTATATGAGATTAGGCGGGATTTTTATGGTTTCTTTGTCTGTAACGATGTGAAGCGGAGAGAGAAAGGAAAAGAAGAGAAGAAAAAGGGTGTAATTTCCGAAGTCTGTGTGGATTCATTTAGGGAAGAACGCTGCTTTGCTGTTTTGTCTGGAACTGGTGGAATGGGAAAATCTATGATGATGACACATTTCATGCTGGATACGATTAAAAAGAATCAGCAGGATGGTCAGATTCCGGTTTTTGTTCTGCTTAGGGATTATAATCCGGAATCAGGAGAACTGCTTGATTTTATTTTTGGAGAACTGAAAAGGCATGATGTAAATCTGCATCTGTCGGATCTGGTGGATCTGCTCCAGAGTGGAAAGGGCGTGATTCTTTTTGATGGTTTGGATGAGATTAAACGGGAATATTACGAAAACTTTTATAAAGAAATGGAATTACTGGTAGATAATTATCCGAATGCTACCTATATTGTTTCATCAAGACCTACGATGAATTTCAGAGGACTGAGTCGTTTTACAGTATATGATCTTCAACCTTTTAGTCAGGATCAGGCAGTGAAAATGGTTGAAAAGCTGGATCAGAGTGTTGTGGATCCAGAGATACAGAAAGATTTTATTGAGGATCTGAAAAATAATCGTTTTGGATTTGACTGGGAAGAACGGATGGATTTTCTTGGAAATCCTTTATTTCTAACTATTCTTCTTTTATCTTATGAGGGAAATCATGATATTCCAACAGAGAGGTATTTGTTTTACGAGCAGGCATATGATGCAATGGCAAGGAAGCATGATGCTGCCAAAGCATTGACCAGAGAATTTGCAACAGGACTGAATAGCAGGGAATTTCAACTTTATTTTGGAGAGTTTTGTACACTGGCCTATGAGGAAGAAAAGTATGACTTTACGCAGGAAGAAATGGATGAATATTTTAAGGAAGTAATCGATGCAAATGAATTGAAGACAACGCCAGAAGATTTTATAAAGGATATAACAGAAAAAATATGTCTGATTTATAAAGATGGAGAAAAATATTATTTTGTACATAGATCTTTTCAGGAGTATTTTGTAGCATATTTCTTTTCGAGACAGCTAGAACGAAGATATGGTGCGATTCTTGATATTCTTGTGGGCAGAGACAGAATAGATCATGATAGTGTGGTTCTGCCTATGTTGTTCAATATGGAAAATGAAAAAACAGAATTGTGCATTTTTATTCCATTTCTGGAAAGGGTATTTTGTGGCAAGGATGAAAAAACAGAGTACAAAGATTTCTTGGAATACTTTTATCCGTTTATTACTTATGGCCAGGCAGATTCACTAAGTTTTCCCAGAAATGTTTCGGATTCTTCCATTTATCAGTTCATTGCAGAGAAATATAGTGGGATTAAACGAACGATTGATGGGAATGAGCTTCCGGTCATGGACTTTTTTGTGGAAGAAGAATTTTTTTACTGTAATGAGCCGGGAGCGGATGAAGGAGATTATTGTATTATGCGGAGGAAAAAGCTTCCAGATGGATATGAGGATAAAACGGAAGTAGAAATAATCGGACGGGAATATATGATCTGCGTGGAAGAGGCTTATAGGAGAAAGGAATGCAGGGAAGTTGTAAAAATGCTGGAGGATGAATCATTTCCATTGAAGCAGGAGTACCGTGATATGAAGAAGTTGTATCTTGGGTTGAAAGCAAAGTATGCAAAGAAGACTGGAAAGGCCAGTTTCAGATCCAGGTTCCATTAAATGATTACCGCCGGGGATTGTGTTCACCGGCGGTTTTTCTAATCTTTTTTGTAGAATGGTGTTTCGTATCCGTCGCCGCGGATCAGGATGTCTGGCATCCAGTCTGGGGTACGGCTCATGATGGAACAGATGCTTTCCACAGAGGTATCCTGGCGGCATTCTATGATGAGTTCGTCATGGACATGACCTACGATAAAATGGGAGGACAGGTTCTGCATGGCGAAGCACAGGAGATCTCTGGAGACTGCCTGGACGATGTTTTCTACGAATTTTGGACCGTAGGATTCTATACGCTGCCATTTCTTGTTTGTGCCGGTGCCTTCATAGGTGACGGATTCTCCGCCGAAACGGTTTTCTCCGATCCGGGGCTTGACGTAGGACAGCAGACGACCAGAAGGGAGTCCGATGAAGAGGAGTCCGCTTTTGTAGAAGAACAGGATGCCCCGGACTTCTGCTGGGGTGTGGGTGTGGATCACATTTTTTACTGCGGTATCGATATCCCACCAGAACTGGACGATGTTAGGATTGGATGCACGCCAGGCATTGACCAGGGGCTGCAGTTCTTCTTCTGTTAGTCCCATATCAAGGGCACCCATGGATTTCAGGGCACCGACAGATCCGCCGTAGCCGAGGGCAAGTTCTGCGATTTTTCCTTTCTGGCGGAGATGTCCGTTGACACCATGCTTTTCAACCGGTACGTGGAACATCTGGCTTGCGGACGCACAGTAAATATCTTTTCCATCTGCGAATACCTTTGTGCGCCATGTTTCCCCTGCAAGGTGTGAGAGAACCCTGGCTTCAATGGCGGAGTAGTCGCTGACGATGAATTTATAGCCGGGGCGGGCAATGAAGGCAGTACGGATCAGCTGGGATAGGGCATCCGGGATGTCATCATAGAGCAAATCCATCATGTCATAGCTGCCGGTCCGCACCAGTTCACGGGCTTCTGCAAGATCTTCCATGTGGTTCTGTGGGAGGTTCTGCAGCTGGATCAGTCTGCCCGCCCAGCGTCCGGAGCGGCTGGCTCCGTAGAACTGAAACATTCCGTGGGCACGTCCGTCCCTGCAGACTGCATTTTCCATTGCCTGGTATTTCTTTACAGAAGATTTTGCTATCTGCAGGCGGAGTTTCAATGCCTGCCGGATATCCCCATCTGTGTTCTGGATGAGCTTTGCAACGTCTTTCTTTCCCAGGGATTCTGCTTCTAGTCCGTTTTCGGAAAGCCATGTTTTTAGCTGCTGGACACTGTTGGGATTTTCCAGGGCTGTGATGGACTGCATGGCAGACAGGAGATCTGTTTTTGACTTTTCATCAAAGGCAAGGGCATTTCTGACCATTTTCATATCCAGAAGGATGCCGCGGTCGTTGATCTCCTGATCCAGATGATATTCTTTCCAGACCTGGTCCGGGACAGGAAAGCGGGAAAGGCGTTTTTGGATGGACATTTCCACTTCTACGTCCCGTCTATTGTATGCTTTGAAGCGGATCCATTTTTCGCTGTCATGCTGGGGCAGGTTGCGGGTTCTTCCTCTGTTTGTTTTGGTTGGCTTGCAGGGTGTACAGAAGAAGCGGATCAGGTCTTTTCCCTCTTTTAATTTCTGTTCCTGCAGGCCGAGGACAGCACCAGCTCCAGCAAGGGAGAGAGGCAGTCCGAGTTAGGCGGACCAGACCATGCTGCATTTCCAGGAGGAGGGATCCAGATAGTTTCCGGCTGGATCTTCCGGGGTGCTGTATCCTTTGAAGTGATCCGGGTGGTGGCGGCGGAGCCAGATGGAAAGGCAGATCCGTTCAAAGGAAGCATTGAACGCCCATTTGGTGACAGATTCATCTGTCAGGGCATCGAGGATTTTTTCTGGAATAGTGTCACCGCAGGCAAGGTCATAGATGGTGGCGGGGCCGCTGTTTATGGACACACCGAACAGCAGAATCTCAAACTGATCGGATTCTGCATATTTGTAGACACCGCATTTCTGTATGTACTTGTCACTGTAAGTTTCAAGGTCAATCGACATTTCTTTTATTTCCATGTATTTTCCTTTCTGACATAAAAAGTGGCAGCAGTGATAAATGAAAAGCACTGCTGCCGTTGTCTGTTACGCCCGTTCTTCCGGATTAATGACTGCATAGACAGAATCCAGGGGATTGATGGCAGACTGGAGCCAGACTGCAGTGTCTGTTCCGTCTTGGTTTCCGGTTTCCAGAAAGTAGTATCCGGTTTCTGGAACAGGAGTGCCGCCGCGGTTTAGGTGGAAGAGGGCATTCATCAGGCGTTCTTCCCTGCTGGATGTTTTTGTATGGATTAATTCCGGGAACAGGGATCCTTTTTTGAAGAACTGCATGATTCCGTAGGTTCGTTTCTGCAGATCAGCAGGGTTTATGCAGACGAAAAGGTCTGTGCCTTCCGGTGGCTGGATCTGGGTGAATGGTTTTAAATTACATAATAAGCACATAGCATTATCTCCATTTCTTTTAAAAGAGGGATGGAGCAGTGTCCATCCCTGTGATGATGTCTGTCTGTATTAGTTCAGGAAGTCGTCATCTTCCTCTGTGGCAAAGTCATCCTCCGCACGGGATTTTCCGCCGAGAGGTTCCCCGTCACGGATCTTCTGCAGGTTATTCAAGCCGCAGGCAATGCCTTTGTTTCCATTGGAATTGAATGCGTACATATTGATGGATGCCCTGCCATATACGCCGGAATAGACTTCCGAGCGGTCAAGGATCGGCTGTCTGTCTGCATCCACGATTCCAGGAGCAGTGCCGGAATTGGCGTTGATGAAGTAAGCATTCTGATATGCTTCATCATCCGGTCTTTCCAGATCTCCGTCACGGAGAGGCGTTTTGAGGATGGAGAGCGGTGGAACTGTTTTTCCGTTTCCTTTCAGCTTGGCTTCCCCTTCCTCATAAGCTGCCTTGATGGCGGCTTTGATCTTGTTTACGGTTGCAGTGTCGGATTTTGGGATGATCAGGCTGACGCTGTATTTCGGGGTGCCGCCGTTGATGCTTTTCGGATCCCATACGTTGGCGTAGGACCATCTGGTATTGACTCCTGTGATTACTTTTGTCGGGTTTACAAATTTTGGCATGGTATGTCCTCCTTATTCTTCTTTGAAATCGTCGCTGGCAGTATTCATTGCCGGACGGCTGTCTGTTTCTGGTACAAGTACCGGTTTTCCAGGCGGCTTTGCGATCAGTCCGCCCAGGATCTTTTCAAATTTCTTTTTCCCCAGAAGGGAAGTCATGGCTGTGATTCCCAGCAGTTTTTTCTCATAGGGATCAAATCCATTTGTTTCTACCGCACTGGCTACTGCGACTTCATCCGTGTATTTCCGGTTGGATCTGCCTTCCACAACTTTGTAGCCGGGATATTCGGTTCCGCTGAGTGCGGACTGCAGGGCAAAGTCTTTTACATCTCCTGCCCAGGAGACCAGTTCGTCAATGCGGGGCAGGATGGCAGAGATCTCTGCGGGTTCCAGATGCTCCGGCATTTCAAAATCGTACTGTGAAAGTTCCAGGTTATATTCTGCACGTTTCCGGCAGGTGGCCTTGACTGCACAGAACTGGCAGTGTGCGCCGGCACAGAAATCCCCTTCGCCTTTGATAGCGAGGTCGGCTGCTGGACGCAGGGTATTTTCTGCCCAGGCCAGCAGGTCTTCTTTTTTCATGGTGAAGGTACTGATGTTATTGCGGCGGGGCTGGAAGATGGTCATGCGGACGGCTTTGATGTCGTAGATTCCGTCATAGGTGTCCAGTGCGCCGAGGGCGTAGCACATCATCTGCGGATTGTTTTCTGCTTCTACAAGGATGCCGAGTCCATATTTGAAATCAATGATGTGCAGGATCTGGTCTGCCACGATCAGGCAGTCGCCGGTACCGAAAGCTTCGGGGACCCATCTGGAAAAGTCCAGTCGCTGTTCCACGAGAACCTGCGGATCCCCGCAGAGATTCTTTGCTTCCAATAGCTGTTCCATGACATAAGTACAGTATTGATCCGTACAGTCTTCCATTTCCTCATCGAAGTAAGAGAGGGAGTCTGTGGGATCTTTGGAAGCCTGCCCCAGTGCGGTCAGGACTTTATGTTCGCATAAGCTGTGTGCATCAGTACCCTGCTGTGCATAGGGACTGCTTTTGTTTGGTTTCTTTGCACAGAGCAGTGCGCTTGGCGGGCAGGCGATCCAGCGGTGGCTGGAAGATGCGGAAAGCAGTGCGTGTTTGTCAGGCATTTCCGATTACCTCCGCTTCAGCTGCAAGTGCTGCATAGTCCTCTGGTTTTACATTGGTAAGGCTGCCGCCGTTTCCGTATTTCTGGACCAGTGCCTTGACCTGGGCTTTGTAGATGCCCTCTGCTTCGTTTGCTTTTGCGGCAAGGATTTTGCGGACATCTTCCTTGGAATATTCCTTTGCAGGCTCTGGCTGCGGTGCCGGATCCGGTGTCTGTGCAGGAGATTCCTGCTTCTTTGATGATTTTTTTCCGGATGTCTTTTTGTCGGGAGCCGGCTGTTCCTGTACATCCGAAGAATAAAATTCTTTCAGTGCCATGGCGGTTTCTGCCAGTTTGGTTCCACAGGCGATCAGCTCATCCAGCATCATGGATAATTCGCTCATTTTACTCATATTGTCAGTTCTCCTTTCTGTGAATTTTGGGAGCAGTCATGTGCTTCCCTAATGGTTCATGGAGTTTTGGAAACGGATTTTTTGAGCAGTTTTTAAATTTTTTTCAAAACAGGTCAAAAAAATAAGGGACAGGACTCCTTGGATCAGTAGAAGGCAGAAGTCTGCCTTACTGACAGGAAAGGAGAAATGTCTGATGGGTGTAGGTTACAGAAATTCAGAAGGATATTGGGATCCGGTGCCGTTTGCGGCGGCTGCGAATATGGATCGGGAAGCAAAGAAATACAGGCCGCTGGTTTATATCTGTTCTCGGGGTGAAGGAGAGATGGAGAAAATCAGAAAATACAGCAGATTTGCAGTGGAGCAGGAAGCAATCCCGCTGGCTCCGGATCTTCTGCTTTCCCAGTACATGAAAGAGAAAGAACAGGATCTGATCCTGTTAATGAGAAAAGTCCTGCTTGGAAAGTGTTCGGAGATCTGGGTGTTCGGATCTGAGATCACGGACGGGATGAAACAGGAAATCGGGAAGGCAAAGAAGAAAAGAATGACGGTGCGTTATTTTACGGAAGATCTGAGGGAGGCGTGAGGAAATGAGGTTTGTTTTGCAGACAGCAGATGTGGTGTCAGATGCGAAGAACTGCTTTTACCCAAACAGGGTGGAAGTGGACTGTGCGGAAAAACTGCAGGAGGCGGTGAAGCATGACCATGTGTGCGGCAGTTACCGGAAGGATTACCGCAGCATCGGGAACTTCCTCTGTTCGGATGTGCTGGTCATGGACTGTGACAATG